TATTCCAAAGATATGAAGATAGGCGTTCTAGATCTTGGATTGTAATTGATGCAATAATGGTTTTGAGATGCTCAATCCTAATTCATTAAATTTTGTTCGACAAAACAAGCTAGACATTGACTAAGGCACATGTCGAACAAATCCGAAAAACTAGAGATACGGAAGGCATTCCGACTCAATCTTGCAGAAAATCGTAAATTGGTATATCATTCCAAGTCACGCAATCAAACTGAATCAATATTCATTCGTGAATTCATTCACTTTCCGATCCACCTCTTGATCCAATAGAGTAGATTGATAGGTTAGAGAATTTTGCACCTCAAGAAAATATTTCGGAAGAAAAACTTCCGAACGAGTTGAACGCCAATTCATAATCTTCAATGAGTTCCAAAAAATCTAAAATCAAATCGGAACCTAAACCCGAACAGATATCGGAAGAATTTATTTCGAAATCCGAATTCGCACGAAGGCTCAAAATCGCTCGTAATACAGTGATTAAAGCAATTCGAGAAGAGCGAATCCAGGAATGCACCGAAGGAGAGCATAAGGGCAAGATTGAATTCCACTCTCAGAAGATCGCCTTCGAAGAGAATAGGGATTCGTCTAAGGACCGGTCTTCTTCAAATCAGGAAGATGATAATTTCAACGATAGTTCCTCGCAACAAAATCCAAGCAAATTACAAGATATCATTCAATCCAAACCCAAGATAACATTAACCGAAGCGCGCAAACTTTATCTCGCAGAACAGACAAGACAGAAGAAATTACAGAACGATCTTGCCGAACGCAAAGTAGTCGAGATTCAAATCGTTGAAGAAATTCTCTTCAAGGCAACTCGACTCCTAAGAGATAACACATTTCAGATATTTCCACGAGTGATTCCGCTTTGGGCAGGAGCTCTTCAAAATCATATTTTAAAATCTATAACTGGTAAAATTCCAGAAGAGCATCTCAAAACCATTATTGCATCAATTACAATCCAAGATCTAGAACGCCTATCTTCAGATCTTTGGAATACAGAAGTTACACGAATCTTGGAGGATTTTTCCCATGCCAGTAAGCTATGAAGAGGCAAGGGATCATCTAACAGGGACGCTTGCATCCGCAATCCGTCCAGTGCCAAGAATTTTTGCATGGCAGTGGGGCGAACAGAATCGTATTCTTCGAAAAAATTCTGGATCCAAAGAAGAAGGTCCATTAAGATTTTCGAGAACTCCGTATATGCGGAAAATTCTCGAATGCCTTTCTATAACCAATCCTTACCAAGAAGTCATATTTAAAAAATCCTCCCAAGTTGGTGGTACCGAAACAGGGAATACGTGGATCTCCTATCTCATTGATATCGAACCCAACGATATAATGCAGATCTATTCGACAGATGATCTTGCGAAGGAATCCGCAGAACTGCGAGTCATTCCTATGCTGGAATCCACTCCTTCCGTTGCATCCAAGTTGATGTCTACGAAGGCAAAATCAAAAAAAGAAAAAACAACCTTCCGTAAATTCATTAATGGCTCTCTAAGAATTGTCTCTTCCCAATCTATCGCAAAACTTAAATCTTTTGCAGTTCGATTCATCCACATGACGGAAATCGATGACTATAAAACTGATCTAAAAAATCAGGGAAATGCAATCGAACTCGCATTGGCTCGAACCAAAACATATGGAAATTCGAAGAAAATCTACTATGAAAGCACACCAACTCTTAAGAATTTTTCCAACATATCCAAGTTATTTGCTGAAACGGATCAAAATCACTATCACATAGCATGTCCTCACTGCAATCATAAGCAACATTTACGATTTGAGCAATTGAATTGGCATAAAGAAGAGACTGAAACAGGAAGAGTTATCAATTATCCAGGAACAGCGCATTATGAATGTGAATCCTGCAAGGGCAAAATTTATGAATCTCAGAAAACTGCTCTTCTTGAAGCAGGCGCATGGATTCCACTCAAGCCCGAAAATGCTTCTAATCTGAAAATTGGCTTCCATATCAATGCGCTCTATTCTCCGTTGGGTTGGGAATCTTGGTCTGATATCGTCCATAAATATCTCGATGCACTTAAAGATCCATCGAAAATGAAAAACTTCGTAAATACGATGTTAGGCTTGGAATACGAAGGCATGAGCAACACTCCAGATTGGCAGAAAGTATTCGATAGAAGAGAATCCTGGAAGCTCGGAACAATTCCTTCCCAAAGGTGTCTATTTCTTACCGCTTCCGCAGATATACAGAAAGATCGCATTGAGGTTATTGTAAGAGGTTGGGGAAGAAAGAATGAATCCTGGGTTATAGAAAAGTTTGCTTGGTACGGAGAAACTGACGATCTTACCTGCGATTCTTGGAAAAACTTAGCCAACTTACTCTATTTAGACTGGAAGCATCCTTTAGGTATCAATATTCCAATCTCAGTCTTAGGGGTGGATGCTAGTTATCGCACGTCAACCGTTTTGCGATGGTGTAAAGATTATCCATTGTCAAAAGTAGTCCCCTTAATGGGAAGGGACAATTTGTCCTTACCTATTTCTATGCCTAAGACAACCCAAGGTAAGCATAAAAACAAATCTCAATCTACCAAAAGGGTATACTTCTCCACAACGATTCTTAAAGAAGAGTTCTATGGTTGGATCGCACTCGAACCAAGGGAAGATGGATCCTTCCCGGATGGATATGTTCATCTTCCTGCGAATATGGATGAAGAGTTCGTTCGACAAATGCTGGGAGAGAACATGATCTATGAAGGCAATAAATTAAAATTTGTTAAATTCCGCAGAAACGAAGGGCTTGATCTAGCAACCATGAGTCGAGCTGTTGCATTGACGCGAGGAGTCGATGATTGGCGTGAGAATCGATGGCGAGCTATTGAATTGCAATTAGGTTATCTACCAGATCCTATCCCCATTGATAATAAGATACCCGAAAAACCTGTTGAAACTGCTCCAACTAACAAGAATGACCCCTTGCAACCGAAGAAATCATTCAGACCCAAGCCGGGCAAATCTTCCCAAGTAGATATTTAAAAAACTTCTCGACAAAATAAGCTAGACATTGACCTACGTTCAATGGCTGGCTTGGACACACTAGAATCTATAGAGAGACGTATTACACTTCTCGAATCCGCTTTGGATGCGGCAATCACAGGCGCAGAATACGAATATGATAACGATGGTGTAAAACAAAAAGTTAAGCGGCAAGACGCGTCCTGGCTCCAGGAGACTCTGAATAAATATAAAATTAAACGACTCAAAATTCTTGGCTATTCTCGATCCAAAATCGGGAATATAACGCCTACGGATTGGTAACAATGTCACTAGATCCAAATATTCCAACATCAAAATTATCCAACAGGCAACTGCAATCTGCAATTCGAAGACAGAAATCCGAGCTAGAATTTCAGCAACTTAAATATAAATCGCAGATTGCATCATCGGCTAATGATAATTTGACAGCATTCCAAAATCTTCCAAATGGTGCCTATAAAGCAGCCTCATCCAAAAATTCATATAAAAATTGGTATACAGAAGAGCGTTCAACTGACCGAGAAATTCTTCCTAATCTTAAAAAACTTAGAGAGCGTGCAAATGATCTGTATAACAATGATGCCGCATCACATGGTGTAATCAAAACTCTAACTCAGGGCGTAACAGCAGGCGGATTAGAGCTACAGGCGACAATGAATCGCGATTTTTTGAAAAAAAAATATGCATTCTCTGACACAGATATCGATGAATTGGAAGATCAAGTTGAAATGCAATGGGATCTATTCTCAGATTCCGTTGAATGTGACTTCCAACGAAGGCTCCATTTTTCCGAAATCGAAGAATTAGGATTTTTAAATTTTGCTAACACAGGCGAGACGATTGCTACTCTCCCTTTTGTTCAACGTCCAGGATCTCCATTCGGACTCAAAATAGCATTAATTTCGTCTTCGCGGCTCCAAAATCCCAATAATTTAGGCGATTCTAATGCAATTGCAGGCGGAATTGAAACAAATCGTCATGGAGAAATCATCGCATATCATATTATAGACGAAGCTGTCGAAGTAGTAAGAAATTTGCAACCAACTTGGGCAAGAATTCCTGCTTTCGGCGATAAAACAGGCAGACCGAATCTCCTTCATATTTTTCGTTCCGAAAAAATCGGTCAAAGGCGAGGTTTGCCTTTCCTTTATCCAGTTTTTGAAGAAGCAAAACAATCATCCAGGTTTTCCGAAGCAGCACTCGCCAAACAAGTGATTTCTCAGATGCTCACTGTTTTTATTAAGCATAATAAAGCGTTAGATGAAGATGAATATTTAGACGCATCAAAAAGAAATTTAATAAATTACGAATTGGGTCCAGGCGCTGTCTATCATATGGCAGACGATGAAGATGTTCAAATAGTAAATCCTGGACTTTCTGAAAATTTATACGATTCCTTCATGAATGGCGCACTGAAACGCATGGGAATGGCAACTGGAATTCCATACGAAGTTCTTGCCAAACAATTTCAATCTTCCTACTCAGCATCACGAGCAGCTCAAGTTGAAGCTTGGCGATTATTCATGAATTTTCGTAAGTGGTATGTTAAAAAATTGCATAAACCAATTTATAAAGAAGTAATTATGGAAGCAGTTGCTAGGCGTAGAATAGATCTTCCAGGATTCTTTGAAGATCCGCTAACGCAAATGGCCTATCTAGGTTCGCAGTGGCTAGGATTTGGAATGCCTCAAATGGATCCATACAAAGAAGCGAAAGCTCTCGAACTTCATAAGAAAAATCTTTGGGCTACAGATCAGGATATCGCTTATGGCCTTGGACATGGTGATATTGATAAGATCTATCGCAGAATGTCGCGAGAAAAGAAAACCCGAAGATCTCTAGATCTAGAATCTCAACCAGATCTTTTTGCACAGGGCAATTCTTCACAGAACACAAATCAAAGTTCAAATACACCTAACAACAATCAAAATAATTCAGATTCTTTAGGCATTGACGAGCTAGATCAAGAGATTGAAGACGAATTGAACCAAGAATTTGAGAACGAAATTAAAAAAGGAATTAGAAAATGAAAACATTATCATCTCACACAAAAGATCTGTTAAACAAAGCAAAACAACCATTGCTTCTTGAGTCAACAGCTTTTGATTCGATTCAGTCCATCGCAGGAGATCCAATAATTTTCTTAAAAAGTGGAGAAAATTGGCAGTATCCTTCCTACATGGCAGAAGATCCAAAGATTGTAACTGTTGCACGCACAAGAAACCCATATATTAAGCTTTATGATGATATTGCAATCATTGATCTCATGGGTCCGCTTGCCAATGAACCTTCTTGCATGGAATCAATGGCTGGATGGTCTTCCACCGAAGCCGTTCGAAATGCACTCAAGATTGCATACAATGATCCGTCTATCCAAGGAATTCTTCTCAATGTAAATTCTCCAGGCGGCGAAGTCGATGGAACCGATGCAACTGCATCTTTGATTCAGGAAATTGCGAAATCAAAACCAGTCTTCACTTATGCATCCGGAATGATTGCGTCCGCAGCCTATTGGATTGGCGCTGCATCTCTAAAAGTTTTTTCCTCACCAACTTCCGAAGTTGGTTCCATTGGTGTCGTTTTCTCGTTAGTCGATGATTCCGCAAGAATGGAAAAAGAAGGATACAAACGCAAAGAGATTGTATCCGATATTTCTCCCGACAAGCGAATCGACATGAATTCCGAAGAAGGCGAAAGCTATATCCGAACAAGAGCCAACGATCATGCGCAAGTTTTCGTTGACAAAATAAGTTCTATGCGGAAGGTGCCTCAAAGTCACGTCCTCGAACACTTCGGAAAAGGAAGAGTGATGATCGCATCAAAGGCATTAGACGCTAAGATGATTGATCAAATCTCAACTTTAGACGAAGCGATCTTGGAGTTAAAGAATTACACGATGAACAGCACAGGAGCAAATATGGATCTTCGCACTATTACAGCCCAAGAACTTAAGGAAGGGAATCCTAAGTTATACGAAGAGATTCAATCCAACGCCAAAGCAGCATCTCACGATGAAGCCTACAAGGCAGGAATTGAAGCTGAATCCAAGAGAGTCAACGCGATCTTAGGTAAAGCAAAAGCAGGTTATGGAGATATAACCAAAAAACATCTCATGGATCCAAAATCTAACATGGAATCCTTTTTATCCGATTTAGTTGAGGCGAAAGAATCAACTGACAAGGATTTTCTTTCCAGCCTGAAAGAAGATGCGAGCAAAGTGAACAACTTAGGCGCAGACACAGGAAAGGAAGACAAAGTTCTCACAATCGACGAGCAAGTTGCATACTTCGCCGTTGAATCAATCAAAAATCCAATAAGAGGCATAGCATAAACATGGCATCAACCACAGAAGTCCAAAGCAAAGTATTAGCTAACCCTGCATTTGAATATGAGACAGAAGATGTCATCGTTCTATCAGGACAAAATCTTAAGAAAGGCGATATCGTAGATATACTCCTTACAACTGGTAACGCAGGCAAAGTCGCAGGAAGCGATAAAGCTACTAGAACAAACTTAGATTGGTTTGGTGTTCTTGGCGAAGATTGCGATGCATCCGCAGGCGATAAGCGATCCTTCGCTTTCAAATTCGGATCTCTGAACGAGAACGAAGTTGCACTTCCAGCAGGCGCAGATAAGACAATTACCTTCGATGTGAAGCTTGCACTCCGCAAAGTTGGAATCCGTATCGGAAAATTTTTGGAATCATAAGGAGAATATAGATGTCCACTGATCAAAAACTCGTCCCTTTAACAATTGCACAGGATACCCACACAAGGAATCCTTCCAAATTCTTGTTGAATACTTTTGTAACAAAAACAGAAGCATTCGATAGTGAATCCGTCCAAGTCGACCTAATCAAAGAAGGCGAGAAAACTCTTCCTTCTATCCAAAGAGGAAAAGATGGAGTCAGACTGGAGACTGAAAAGTTCTTCACTGGTTCCTTTGTTCCTCCTTACTTCAAGCTGGAAGTTCCTCTTCCTGCAAATATGGATACCGATAGAATCCCAGGCGAATCTATTCTGAATCCATATACTCCGGATCAAAGACGCGCTTACAGAGTGAACCGCGAACTTGAACTTCTCAACAAGAGAATGGACCGAGTCGAAGAAGCCCAAATGGCTGAAGCGATGTTCAACGGAACCGTAACTTCTAGAGATATCAACGGAAACACAATCGCACAGATCAATTTGCAGAAATCTGGATCGCATTTACTTACAGTAGGAACTCTTTGGGATGCAGGCGGCGCAGATCCTTTAATGGATTTGATGGTGGCTTGCGGATTGAACGAAGACGATTCTGATATTCCATCGACTCACGCGATCTTTGGTTGGGAAGCTTTCCTAGCAATGATTCAAGTCGAGAAAGTTGCAAAAATCTTTGATTCCATGAATATCAAAATCGACCAAATCGATGCAGCTATTCGCCAACAATCAGCAACTAGAATCGGGATTCTCGGGATTTCTGGATTAGAAGCATGGGTTTTGAATACTTCTTATCGTGATTTTGCAACAGGCGATAGAGTGAAGCACCTCGATCCAAAGAAAGTTTGGGTAGGTTCAATGCATTCACCAAAGTCTCGTTACTTTGCCCGAATTGATCACAAGCTTGCTCCTTCGAAGTCTGAAAGATTCTCTTATTTGTATGAAACAAATGATAAATCTTCCGATATCATTGGATTCCAATCTGCTCCTCTTCCAGTTGATAACCTTCCAGATGCGTCATCAACATTGACTGTGCTAACATAAGGTAGGATAACAAAATGGCAAAGGTAAAAATATTTAAAGCGATCATCCTTGATCGCAAAATATTCAAAGCAGGCGCAGAAGTTGATCTTACTCAAGAACAAATTTCTCGCTTAAAGCCTCTTGGGATCTTCGATGATCCCGAAAAGGCATCCAAGGAAAAAGCGAAAGCTGCACAAGATGAAGCCGATGCGAAAGCGAAAGCTAGCAACCAAGCACCTGTTCAACCTACGCAAGCGCAAGCTAATCCTCAAGGGAACCAAACAGGGAATAAATAAGCATGAACATTCTTGCCGAAGCGACTCGAACTGCGATAGACAATGATCTTGGGAATGCCATCAAAGGCGAATTCTCCCAAGATATTATTCTATTCGAGAAGATCGAGATCTCTCCATCCGAGACGATAGGATTTGAAAGTGAGCCAGGAACCTTGGTCGGGTACAAACCGCACCATGTCGAAGGTCATTTTACTAAGAATTTCTATTCGGTCGACAAGGAAGGATTCGAGAAGCTTTCTCAAACGGCAAGAATCCACATATTAGATTCAGAAATTGAATTTCCTCTTGAGCAAAAGAATCTTGTTCAGATCGCAGATGAGAATTATTTCATTAAATCTTCTGAACTTGCAGGCAGAGGGGCAAAAAATTATCACCTCGCAAAATTGTCCCCAAAACAAATAGCAGATTTCAGCTTAGGTATTGAGTATTACAATTCTCATGTAGAATGGTTGGAGGCAAATCCGTAATGGCTATTCCTGCAATCACTTCTACATCTGAATTAGAGGCTAAATTAGTCGAGCTTCTTAAAGATAGTACTCTTGCTGAAAAAAATGTTTGGAATGATCGATTCATTCCGCTCACGAATTTGCAATCGACATCAATTCAAATATTTACGGCGAATTCTACTAACCAAGAAGTTGACAGAGTTACAGATCAAAGATCTAATTCTATCAATTTAATTTGTTCGGCTAGAGGAGAAGACGCAAAACAGATATTAGATCAACTAGAAACTGAAATTGAGGCAATCATTTATGAAAATCGCAATTTAAACGGACTTCTTCCGAAACCGATACTTTGGCTTAGTGTTGAGAGAGATTTCGATTTTGAATCGGAAGATCTTCTCGGTTACTACGTAATCAACCTTTCCGCAATCCATTTAAAAAATTACAAATCCATAGGAGAACTCAAAGATGAATCGTTCGATTAGAATCTCATTTTTATTTACATTTACACTCAGTTACATTCTGTTAGGAATCGAAACAATTTTTCAAAATGCTTGGTTTAAGGCAGTAGAAATTGTCTCTCCCAAATCTGCATTAGGCGTTGTATTTGTTCCGAACTTAGTAGCTCTCAAGGCTTGGTTTAGAATAATGTTTGCTATACTATTGCTTGCCATAGCTTTTTACTCTTCAATTGGTGTAGATTCATTATCGGATAATCTTAATTATACTATTCCTACATTTACACTAGGACTAGTATCAATTGCAGGAGTTCGAGGAAATTCGTATTGGGGTTCTGGGGATCTAATGGCAGGAGCTTCCAATCTATATGATGACTGTGCAGTTAGAGAATCTCTTCCATGGACTGCTACAACTACAGGATCTTCTACAACACTTGCCTTCGCCTCAGTTGGCACAGACCAAATCAAAGATTTTTTAAGCGTAAACCAATATATTGAAATTGGGGATACGCCTCTCGGGACAGGGAATAAATACGCGATGGTGCTCGCAATCGATGAAGCTACAGATTCTATAACTCTTGATAAAGCAGTAAATATTGCAGCAGCAACAGAAGTTCGAGTATTTGCTAGAATGAAATTAGGCGGGTACGATGACTTTAAAATATCATTTGGTATTAGCAAAATCGATTTAAAGGACGTTTTGGCTGCAGGTGAATCTCCTGCGAATATGGTCGTGAACGGTGGATATTGCAATCTAGCGATTGGACTGGCAAGGAATTCTCTTCAAAGACAATCACGTGTTACTCAGGGATTTTTTGTTCAATCCGATGCAACAGGTGTTCCTAACGCATTTGCTTGGGGTGCTCCGATAGGTGAACTAGATTCGCAAATCGAAAGAGAATTGATTGCTGTTAGAGTATCTGGTGGGACAGAGCTTGCCGATCCTCAGTATATGATTCGATTTTTCCGTGCAACTCCTAAAGTTGAATCAGAAAACTCTTATAACAATAATCAGATATTCTACCAAACAATGTATACCTGTTATCCATCCGATAACCATGTTTACAAGAAAACAAAATTGTTCTACGCTTCTTCGAACTTCTTGTTCGACGCGCCCGAAACCTCTGAGGAGATTATCTAGTGATAGATTTCACATCTTACAGTGATTTGCCGTTGAGAATAAAACTCGACGGTGAACAATTAGAACTCAAAGTTCGAAAGCTAGGTCTTGATTTAGCAATCGAACTAGATTCTATAGAGAAAAAAGAGAATCGATTGAACGAAGAATCTCTTAATATTATCGCAAAAGTGAGAGAAGAAGAGCCTAATTTTCTGTCAAAACAAATTTACAATGGCGTAGAATTTGAATTAGTCGATAGTAGATCTAAGTTTTTTCCTAAATTTGACGAAACAAATAGATCAAAATTGCTTCTTGCCAAAGATACGATTTTAACAATTTGTCCTGATTTAAAAAATCATTCGAATATTTTTAACGAAGATTCTGCTAAAATTAATTATCTTAAAAATTATCTAATGCTACTAGCTCAAGGGAAAGATCCAGAATCTAGAATTGAAGAAAATTCGGATGAAAAAAAAACAGAAAACTCGAAGACAGTAAACGATTCCTTCGAGCCAAACTCGCTATTCGAAAATACTGCAAACTAACAGAAGCGGAAATTGATAGATTAAGCAATTTAGAATTTTTTATTCATCATACATTAGCTCTTGCAGAAGAGACTCGGGAAGAGATTGCAATTATTGAAGAGCAGGGAATCTCTCAAGATCAACCGCAAAAGTTAAAAAGATACAATTACCTAAAGATGACTTTAGATAATTTTTTAGAAACAAAACCAAGCTTAGAAGAGCAAAAACAAAAAGAAGAAAAAGAGAACCAATTTTGGGAAGAGGTAGGAAATAGCAGTGTTTAGCATCGCATCACAACTCACACTCGACCCCAAACAGTTTGAAGGTGGCATAACTAAAGCAGGCGCGTTGATCCAGCTTTTTGGCAGACAAACTTCGCAGGCATCAAAAGATGCCGCAAGGGGGATGGACAAATACGATTCCACCTTGCGTAACACAGGCGGAACAATTCAAGGGCTTTCCGCTCGGCTTAAAGATTTACAATCTAAACTTTCTAGGGTAGAAATAGGCTCTAGAAGATTTGAAATATTAAATAACGCAGTTAAGCAAACTAAATCTTCGTTAGATGCCACGAAAGGATCTGTAGATTCCACAACTAAATCAATTAATCTACAAGCAGGCGCCCTTTCTGCACTATCTGCGATATCCTTGGGAAAAATTGTATCTGGAGTTAAATCAATGATGGACGCAGCTCAGCAAGCTGAATCCCAAATGATTGGACTCTCTAAAATTATTGAAAATAGATTTGGATCTCAATCAGTACCAAAAGCAACAGCAATGGTTTCCGAGTTATCAGCAGAACTTGGATTAACAAAAGAAGCAGTTGTTGGTACAATGAAGAATCTTTCTTCGATGAATTTCACACTTGAACAGCAGGCAGAGTTGATCCGAGGTGCGACTGATATTGCAGTCGATAATAGACAATCGCATTATGATTTATCAGAATCTGTTAAAACTTGGTCGGATGGACTAAAAAATAATAATTCTACCTTATCAGATTCAATAGGAATTTCAGAAAATATTGCCGCTCAATATAAACGTCTTGGAATAGAATCAGATGCATTAACAGATAAAACAGCAGGATTAGGCGCACGCCAAGCGCTTGTTAATGATTTCATGGGGCAATTTTCTATTTTCCAAGGTCGAGCGGCCGAAAACATGCAAGGATATGCCGGTGCAACTGCGTTGGCAGATAAATCAACAGGTGAATTGGCGATCTCATTAGGTGCAATTTATAAAGATTCAATGACTCCATTGATAGCGCTCTTCGCAAAAGGAGCAACTTCAACTCTGAATTTTTCTAAAGGTCTTGGAACTTTTGGGAAATCTGCCACAGTCGCATCAACTGCAGGAATTGGAGTTGTAGCAGCAGTATACTCTATTGGTACAGCGCTCAATGCTACAGGTATAACAGCTTCCAAAGCTTGGCTCAAAATGTTGGGTCCCTTAGGATTAGGAATAACAGCTTTAACATTTACTATTGATTATGTGATTCGACAACGGACAGAAACAGACCTTGGTAGAATTCAAGATAACGTGGAAGACCTTAGAAGAAGATTCGGTGATTCGGCAGCAGAAGCAGAAAATTTAATCCGAGCAGTAGAGATAGTCGAAAATAATTTAAAAAACAATACTACAACAACAGAGCAGGCGTCCAATTCTCTCAACCAATTAGGTAGATCTTTTGGGATTGTAAATTTACAGACTCGCAATATGAGCAAATCTCAAATGCAGACGCATATACAAGCGTTAACGGATGCTTTCAACCAGCAATACAAACAAACTCAATCTAATACGCAAGGAGCAAATAATCTTGAGCAAGCATTAGGCAAGATTGCATCTAAACAAACTGATTTAAAAAATAAAACTAAATCAGCAAGTGATGCATCTAAAGATTTTTGGTCAGAATGGCAACGAGTTACTGGCAGTTTGACTCCTGCAGAAAATTCGATGAAGAATGTCTCCGACCAAGCGCTAATTTTAAAAAATGCTTTAAACCGTCCATTCGAGTCACCTTTCGCAAAATTTACAGCAGGTGCAAAACTTGCACTATCTGTTGTTAATGAGTTAGGAACATCAATCTCAGGATTTTTTACCGCTCAAGCGAATCTTGCTTCTATACAACAACAAAATCTTTCTCAGAATTTGGGATTCTATTCACAGGCGGCATCGGCTGTTATAGATCAACAGACAGCCGCTGCATTGGGACAAGCAGATTCAGAAATTTCAATTATTGATTCAAAAATTAAAGAAATAGAAAAATCAGAATCAGAATATCGCGATAAATCGAATAAGGAATATGAAGATTGGCTCGCAGAACGAAAAAGGATGTGGGAAGAATTCGTCAACGGGAGAATTGAGTTAGACGAAGAGGTATTCAGAACTGAATCCGAAAAAATTCAAGCGGATATCTTCGCGAGAAGGGATGCGCAACTAGCACAAAACAATGACGAAGTATCTCAAGCTATAATCAAAGAGCAGGCGCTTGCAGATCTCGATACAGCAAGAGGCAACCTCCAAGAGGATTTAAAAACAAAACGTGAAGAGGAGTTAGCTGTCGAAAAAGCTAAACAGGAAGAAGAAGAAATAGCGAAAAAAGAGCAATTAGATGCTGATCTTTTAACCAAAGAACAAAAAGCAGAAGAGGAAAAAAATAAATTATTAGCTCAACAGCAAGCGCTGGAAGATGGTAAAGCCGCAATTCAAGCAGAATCTGATCGAAAGAAAAAAGAGTCAGATCGCGTTATGCGATTGATTGAATGGCAATCCGGTAAGGCTACTTTTGAAGCGAATAAAAAAGCGCAAATGGCAACTGCTGCTATGGGCGCGGCTCAATCTCTAACTCAAGGAGCCGTCGCCGCCGCTAGTATTATGGCGGGATTCTGGGCAGCAGCGGCCGCTCTTGCAGGTCCAACACTGGGAACTTCTCTCGCAACAGTTGGGCCTTTGGGAATGGTATTGGGTCCTGCCGTTGGAGCAGGGATAGCAGGAATTGGAATAGCATCTTCAATGATGGCAATGCAGGCGGCTTCTGCTCCGCAGTATCCACCACCACCCATTTTTGAAAAAGGAGGGTTAGTCGGAGGAATGCCGCATTCATTAGGTGGTACTTTAATAGAGGCTCAACGAGACGAGTATGTTGTAAATGCAGATGCTACTCGTAAGAATTTAAATTTACTCAACACTATCAATTCAGATAATAACGCAGGTTTATCTGTCTCAAAATCCCTAGGGTCAACAATCATGCACATTCAAAATCTAAATATTTACGAACCAAAATCTGGGAGAGAAGTAATCGACGAAATCGAGAAGGAATTATATTGGAGGTCAAGTCGTGTCTAGAATGTATTACTATGCAATCGATTCCCGAGGGAGAAGATTAGATTTTTCTGATCCCGAACTCCCGGATGTTGATAAACTAACAATTTTTCCGAAACCTTCTGAATCTACATTAGATAGAGATACTCAATTGGTACCGAGATCGGCCAGCCATGGTTCCGTAAACAAAGGAAACCAATACATCAAGCAAAGATCTTTTTCTTTACGATTTCATATAATTTCTAAAACAATAACAGGGTTTAGAGACAAAATATCAACAATCGATGCATTTATGACATTATTTACTCCCATAACTCTATATTGGATGCCGTTTAACGTTAAAGCAGAAGTGATTGCAGAGCCAGTCAAATATTCTTTCCGTGAAGGGAATAATTTCCAGATAGCAGATGCTTCTATTTTGTTCACATTGCCGGATGTTTTTTGGATAGGCGAAGAGCAAACAGTTATTAGTAATCCAGTTAATAACGGTTTCACTTTCCCTCTGACTGTTGGCGACGGAGTGCTGTCTGCTTACGATTCCGCACCAACTTTTTATATCACTGCTTTAGGTGATAATCCTGATTTTATTTTAAGAAATAACGAAAATTCGCAATTAATCCGGATCAAGGAACCAAATTTTAACGCTGGCCCCACTTCTGGAGTTATTAAAATTGATTGTCGAACAGGCGAAATCACATTTAAAGATCAAATTAAACGTACTATTCTAACAGCAGGGTATCCAATTTCGGTAATCGGAGGATTGAATAATATTTATTACCAAGGTGGAAGCTCCGTGAACATTACAACCAAATTCAATCCAAGATATATAGGTTAACATGCCATATACCACAAAAATATTAAATGGCTTCGGATTCGGAGGATTAGGCGATCGTATTTACGGATCTTGGAGAACATATGAAATATTTACTCCGATTATCGTCGACGATGATCAGTCTAGAGGCGTCGAAATACGATCTGTATCAGGTCAGATTCTCGGTTACCTGAACAGCAATACGCAACAATCACCTCTCCATAAAACTAAATGGAAAATAGGTGAGAATGGATGCGAATATGCGGATTTTGAATTATTAGAATTCCCAAGATTTCCAATTAATGCTTATTCCAAATTTACAATTTATAAATTTAATAAGCCAGCTTATACAGGTTATTTGCAAAATCCTCCGTCTTATGGATCTCGGACAAAAGATGGTACCTACGTGTTTAAGACATTAGGAATGTTCAATCGAGTCAAAGATTTCCCAATAAAATTGCATAGATATTTTATAAATCAAATTACTGTATCAGGATCTACGGTTAGATATATATTCTCAGAAACATTGGATGATGATATAATAACAGGACAAAGAGTTATCACATCTAAATGCGCCTCATCGAATAACAATCAAAATGCTGTAATACAAGCAATTGGAACAAATTGGATTGAAATATACTATGCGGCAGGCATAGCTCAACCTACCGCCAAAGGAGAAGCTAAAATTTTGCCTTTAGAATGGAGTTTTATCCATAGGATTGATCAGGCTTTTGTGCAAATTGCGTTAACATACGCTAATATAAATCTAGGAGCGCAAATAGTTTACAATCCCGATAAAATTGAACCCACTACTGGTTATACAACCGGCGATTGGATAGATTTCGATGGAAAAACCATTAAACAGGCTATCACGATATTGCAAGGTTTATGCCAAGCAGACGAAAGTTCCCCATCCTATCTATTAGGCGTTGATGAATCAGGAGAATGGTTCTGTAAGCAAATTGGTCCCGAGATTCCGCCAGGTAATGTAATATATGAAGGTATCGAGATTAATAAGCCGGATCTACAAGAAGACCAAACTAAAATTATAAATTTTATTACAGTTAGCCGAGAACTAGGAGAAAACGAATCAGATTTTAATGGTTATACAATAGCAGCAACAGCTCAATCTGAGGAATCTCAATATCTCTATGGATTATCGCCTGCGCCTGCTGAACTTGAAACAATTCCAGGATTTGTGTCAACAAATACAGCTCAATTGTATGCCGATGCTACTATTAATGCCTATAAATTTCCACGTAAATTTCTAATTGCATCCGACGTCGTTATTAAGAATTTTCTATTCGATTTTGGACTTTGGAGATATATTACAAAACCAACTAAATTATTACGAAAACTTTCTAATTTTGACAATTTGCCTGAGTGGACAATTGATGCAGGACTAGATGTAACTCTTGCAACCAATTTATTTACCTCGGGACCGGCTAGTTTTAAATTCAACCTAACATCTGCTGATAACGGTTTGTCCATAAATAAATTAATTACAGAATTTTTAGAAGCAAAAGAAACAATTCTTTTGCAAATCAGGTCTACCCTGCTTGGCAATTTTATCAAATTATCGTTCAGAGAAGATGCAACTTGGTATGAATTAGATATAATCGTTGAGAAAGTTAACGAGTGGTCATCGATTGAAATTGAAATTGCATCCCTCAATTTTATCAAAGTAGATGAGATCAAACTCACAATTCAAAATGTTATTGATCCTGTTGAAATCTATATTGATCAACTTATGTATTTTGGAGTTGGGTCTGAATACTATACGATGCCATTGAAATCGGCAGAATATACAGAAGACCAAGGAAGATTATCTGCTAAATTAAATTTCGGAAAGCAGTCGATCGAATTTTCAGAAAAAATCGCCTCAATGAAAAATTTAATCGACAAAACAAGACTTCTATCGAAGGTGCATTAAGTTAACGTCATGCCCAATATCAAAGATCGTCAATTCGATGTTATTACAGAAGCGAATAAAAGCACTCTTGAATCTATTCCCCCAACTCTTTATGTTGCAGAAAATGTCCCAACAATGGATTCTAGAGTTGGATTTAGATGCGTTGGAATTCCATTGGCATCTACGTTAATCGTTAGGCGTGTTGATACTGTAGATGGATTTGGAGTTCCTACTTCTTATACAGATTTTACTCGTACTACTGGAGTGCCAGTAGGGACTTCGTATTTCGTAGATGAGAAATTTGAAACAGGCTATATCTTAGTTGATCCTACAGAATTAGGAACTAAATTTGAAGTTCAGCAAGAAGATCTAGGTACTCCTTTCACTAAAAAAATTATTTCTGAAATCCAAACTGAAACAATCATTCAACTAGCTCCTATTACAGGACGAATCAGAGCCTCCAACCAACAGGATAGAACTTGGAACGCCCAGACCGTTGCACTTAATGCAGGAATTGGGCAAGTTCGTAATTTGGATATTGTAGGTGCTTGCCATCTGAGAGCCAATGTCTCGGCATCTTCTGGAATATTAGAGGTGTTCGGGGATATATCTTTCGCAGCAGGAGCTTCCCTTAATCTTTATAAAGTTTTATTAATTGTACATGGCAACGTAGTAGGAGATCCAGGTGTCCCAGGAATTATTACATCGCCTAATGGCGCGAATGGCGGGGATGGGGGAGCTAGCGGGACTTCCGGTTCAAACGCAATACTTGAACTTGGAGGGTTAGGCGGATCAACTCCTACTGGTAACGGCGCAGGATCTGGCGGCGGTGGAGTAGGTAACGGAGGAAATGGTGGTCCGAACAGTTCTCCTTTTTCTTTTATTGGTTCAAACGGAGGGATTGGCGCTGGCGCAGGCGGCTCTATTTTTAATAGTGGTTTTGCTACAGGCGGAGCCGCATCTGAAGAATTTTATGTTTCATCTGGAGGAACTGCTTTATCTGCGCCTTCTGGCGTAGGAGGCGGATGTGGCGCAGGCGCAATTTGGATTAAATGTATTATTTTCGGAAGCATAACAAATATTACATTTCGTACAGGGAAAGGCGGGGTTGGTGGGACCGGGGTAGTTGTTGGCCAAGGTGGTCAATCAGGATCCATTCGTGCATTCTTCAACCGTGATCTTCTGACGAATGTTACATTCGACGTATCCGCAGGAACTTCAACTGGCAATGCAACTAGGGATGGATCCGCAGGAGAGTTGCATCTGCATGATATCGAGTCGGGGCAGAAGACGATAGTTTGGGGTCCACCTAATTGGCTGAATACTGGCAATATTGCAACATCTCTCCAAGGATTCTTTCTAAATCAAGAAGGCTACTATACTAAAGCAGGAGCAATTATCTAATGTTTGCAAAACACGCTTACCAAGTGTTCGAAGAAAATTCGAATTCGTTTATTACTATTTTGGAAGATGCTCAAGAAGAAAATCATCCAGGATCCTACTTAGGGTTTTTCCAGAATCTTAGCGAGCAGCAAGTCCTGGCTCCTGAGTATACTTTAGCAAAAGGTATTCCAGAAATTAAAGTAAAACAATCATCATATCTGCAATTTTTAGAAACTCAAAAACTTGCGGCTCAAAACAATTTGAATTTACAAAAGCAATCTTTGTTAAATTGGGTCAAACAAAGAAGATCTCAATTGCTAGCAACGGGAAAATCAGATGGAGTCCAATGGAATGGAATCGTATTCGATGCAGATTATGAGGCAATTGAGAATATTAAACTCAAATTAATATCATTTATTCCTGGAGAAATTTTGCGAAGCGCAAGCAGCTCGGGAGAAGTGGAAGAATTCGCGCAGCCTCTTCGTTGGTGCATTAAGAACAATCATTATCATAATTTTAATACAGTAGTTGAGTTTATGGATTTTGCAAAAGAATTTATCCAGCAAGTCGATCCAATTATTAATAAGATCTTCCAGCATTCCTTCGATCATAGAGATGCAATCAATTCATTTACAACAATCGAAGAGTTGAATTCCTATTCACTAAATATTAAGGCGGATTTTTTTTCAAATGGAAACTAATTTTTCGGACAAAAATACAGTAGATCAATTAATATATATATTGCTTGCAATTGGAACTTTTTTCGGATTTTTATTGAAATTCGTTGGATCGTATATCTGGAAAAATTGGAAAAAAATTAATGCTTTTATAAATTCAACATCTAACGAAGAGATTTCTGAATCACTTTTGCAGTCAGTTCAAAATTTAAAAAAAACAATTAAAATTCAAACGGAGCAACTTCGCGAGCAAAAAGAAAAACTTCAATTTCAATCAGATCAATTATTGCAACAGTCTCGGCATATTGAGCATATTGAAGAAATTTTAAAAGAGTTTGAAGAGGTTTTAAACTCTTTGCGAAATTTAAAAAACCATAGAGCAATTAAATATATAGAGGCTGTTACTATTTCTCTCGGGTTTGTAGATTCAATGCGACCTGAATCTGAAGATCATTGTTATGAATTCCTAGAAGAAGTAGAAAAAATTTTAAGGCAAATGCCGTTTGCTGGAAAAAAAATATCTTTAAATTTCTTAAATACAAACGCAATCAATTCTCATGGTACAGCCGCTATTGCTAGATACTTTTCTAAAGTATCTCATGAGGATTACTTTAGATTAAAAGTTATTTTTAACGATAATAGGCAATTTGATAAATTGGCTAAGAATTTAAACTCTCTTCGAGCAACAACAGGTAGCGACAATACTCAAGTAATTGTTGTTAATAGTTAATAAAATGGAGACTTATATGCAAAAATTAAATGTAACATTAGGTGCAGAGCAAATTTTAAGAGATTTTGCTATGGATTGCTACAATCTTAAAACGGATGAAATAGTATTCTTCGCTATACGTGGTGTAACAATCGACAATAATAAGTTCAATTGGAATGACAATCAGCTTGATTTTTGGAATGATACTGTCGCAATTTTAGATAAAAATTATTTTTTAGCTCTACATGGAACTGTTGATGCTTCTGAGTATTGGGTCAAAAATCCTATGGTTCCTGCAGGAGCAGCTCAAGTACTGACAGGTCTTACTAGTTTAGAATTGGGATCGCATCGAGGTAGATTAGCTTTTGTGCAAAGAGGCGAAGTTCTTGTTCTGCGAGATTCAAATAAAGATGGGAACTGGCAAGAGACTCAAATTTATAAAGGAACTGGAATAAATGTTCACCCAGCTTACACTCTTTCCACTAAGAATATTTATGAAATAATTGGTGAAACACAGGTTACTCGAAAAGTTGGCACAATTGGAAAAAATGGAGCGGCCTGTACTGTAGCTGAAATTCTTTGGGCGTCACAAATTTGGAAGCAAGATTTTATAGAACGAGCAGTAAATTCAAAGCAAAAAACATTCTATAGGTTATACCTTGACGGTAGAGAGCTTTCACTGTATATTGCCGAAAAATATAACAATCGAACCGAAAAGAATTTTAGTAAAATTCTATACGATGCAAGACAAAAAAATCAATTGAAGGTTAAAAAATGAAACATTTAAATCCAGCTAAATCTGATTCTGACTCGAAGATAAAATTGAATCCTACTGAACTGCTCGAAACAGATCCTAATTCCCCAGAAGCAATAAAATTGAGAAATAAAATATCATCAATGCGAAATCCCAAAGTAGTTGACAAGAAGTTTTTTCGTACTACAGAGATTGCACGAATTCTCACATCTCTTTTTCTTATTGTGATCGGGATGCTTGTAGAATATTTTTTCCCTCAATCCAAAATTGTGGGAGATTGGTCCACTGGTGGATGCATTATCGCGTCCGGTGCAGGTATTCTTGCTATGGTATTTATTCTATTATTTGCCAACAAAGGTTTAGATATTTACGAGCGTTATATTTTAATTAACAATAAAAAATCAAAAGGAAATTCCGATGAATCTTCAATCAATAATTAACAAATCAAAAAGCTTTCTGTTGAACCATAAAACTGTTTTGATTTATGCAAGCTTACTTGTAATCTCATTTTTGCTCGCAAAACCTTATATTGCAATCAAGCCAGATCGCGATAGAACATTGAGTAATTTTGAAAAAGCAGATTATTCATCTGATAAAAACTGGTTAGGCTGTAGACAACACCAACATGACTGTTTATACTCTAGATTGTGGAAAGGCAAAGATTCAAATGTCATCTTGCATGAATGCGGCCAAGAAGATGCCTGCGATATACTTTTTGGAGGCAGATAACATGAAGAAATTTATATTTTGTTTTTTAATTTTAGTCTTCTCATTAAATTGCCTAACTCCTCAACCATTGGAAAAATCAGTAAGCCCAAATTTCAAAAAGGGCTGTTCTGAATACAGAGGTGCAGAAAGAACCAAATGTATCCAAGGGCTTCTTAGTGAGTTAGAATCTCTTCGAGATCCAAATCGAGAAATTCAGAAAACAATCACAGAAACTAGACATGATGCGAATTGGGTCTTGGTACAAACGGAATTTTGTCCTGCTCCAAATCTATGTTGGACCGATTACCGATACGAATATAAACCCACGTTTTGGGGGAGAGTTCGAGATTATGCGACAGTAGGCGGAGTAGGTTATATTCTGGGATTAGTTTCAATTTTTAGTATTTAAAAGGAGTGGGGTATGTTTACATTTATAAACAAACAAGATTTTATTATTGGTTCGGAATTGGTTAAGCATCAATCCGCAGAATCCTTTTTTGGTAAGGTAGAAAAAATTCCTTTGAACACAATTGATATCCAAAAAGATAGAAATATTTCTTATCCTTTCGCGATTTCTTTTGAAGAAAAAGAAGTTATTATTCTTAGAAAATTCAAACATCCTATTTATGGAGCTCAGATAATCCTTCTAGCGTTCAATCTCCAAGACACTCCGTTTGGAAAAAAACATGAATTTTGCCAAATAACATTCCCACACTTAAGGAATCATGAGTCTACTGCAGAAGTATTGTTAAATGCGAATTTGAATCAATTCATCGAACTCCGAGAAGACGAAGATTTGTTAAAATATCCTGTAAAGTCTGATAATTTCAAAAATAAAATCAAACCAGACGAGACGGATGAATCCGTTCAAATAGATTCTGAAACTTTAAGCGATTTGGATTCAACTGATGAAGAATCAAAATCCGATTCAACAACAGATCAATTGATGGATACAGATTTATTTGATTCCAATAAAAGCAAAAATTCCAAAAAATCAAAAACAAATAATTCAAATTAGTTTTTTATCTTCCAACAACAACCAATCACTTAAGCCGTTTTGCAACGGCTATTTTTTATGCGACGTAATCCTTATTATGGGAAGTTGAAAATTGAATCCAAAATAGATATTACTTTTTCAGAATTGATTTTTGTATGTTTAAAAAATTTTCTCTATTTTTCTTTGAAATTTCTATCTCTGATTTTGTTAATTCAATGTGATTTTCAATCTGTGCAATTTTAGTTAAATATTCCGACCTCTTGTATTCAAGCAGTTTTATTTTTTGGAGCATTGGAGTTATGGGAGTATGCTTATGGGTATTATAATTTCTTTTTGATCTAAGCCCTGTCGTCCAGAATCGATCTCCTAATTTTTTAGAGCAAATTAATTTTTGAGCGTTGAATATCATAATTATTGTTATGGTCGGGTAATCTCTATAGAATTGAGAACACCTAGTCTTTGCGGAAACTAAGGTATCGAGTTCAATTACCTTAGTTTCCGAATCGTATGTATTCCGAAATGTGAATTTCATTCTACAATTTTCGATTCAACCATTTGTTTGTAAGTTCTTTCTAGTGCTTGAAATTTTCCTCTTTTTAATATTTGCGTAATATATGTTAAAGAATAGCCAAGGTCTAGCGATAGATTTTCTTGAGATCCAGCTTTTTTAACACCTTCGTAGATTTTGCTCACCAAGAAATTTTGAAGTTCTTGGCGGTTTGTTATGTAATCAGGATAGTTACTGAGTTTAAGCTTCATTTTCGATTATTCGTTTGGCTTAATGCTGATTTGCAATAATTCTTTTGCATAATTATCAACTATCTCGTCGAGAATTCTATCCTGTTCTTTAGTTGCTCCTTCTGGATCACAGTCAGCTGAATCCCAGGCTCTTTGGAATTCCCCTAAAACTTTGATTACTGCTTCTTCGTTAGCAGTTCCTAAGAATTCAGCAATCTCGCTTGAGATAATAATATTCGCGGTATAATCTATGAGTAAGTCGAATAGTTGTTCTTTTTTTGTTATTGTGTTCATCTTTTTTTTACCTCAGACCATCGGGATCTTGAGTCCCTAGGTTTCGCCTATTCAAGGCTCGTCAGTGAGTTATTTCCAATCGTTTCTTACTCCAGACATCCAAGACTCTAACTCGGATTTCACTTTTTTTGCAATTGTTAAAGTAACGCCCAATTCTTCCTTAATTTCTTTGATTGTTGGAATGTCAGATCGTTTTGCATAATTGTCAGAATAGTAAGATTTGCAGAACAAAGAATTCCCATATTTATCTTCTACAAATATTTCAATGTTTGATCTGTATCTTTTGGTCATTCCTATTTTGTTTTTGTTGTTCAAAATATCAGTCCTTCGCAATCTCCAAAATTCTGTAGCTTCTTTTTTACTTACAAAATCAGTACCTGAGCAAAAGCTATTGTCATTTGCAATGTATTTGCAATCAGATCTAAAATTCTTTTTATCACTAGAATCTGCTTTGTTTAGTCCATAAGTCAAAAAATCTTTTAAAGTTCCTGGTTCTTTTTGTTTTTTAGCGGTCATCTCTAATTCTCCTAGCGCTTGGTCGCTACCCTATAATTAACCATACCAAATATGTCATGATATAGCAAGCATTTTTTATATTCAGAACTAAAAAAATGAAAAAATTTATGCGACATAAAATTTAACTCCAATTCTCCCAAGCGATTCTAATTGTTTGGTTATCGCACGCAAGCAGAGATTCAATATTTGTTAATGCGTCTAAAACTTGCTTAGTCGATCCCGAAAATCTCTTCCTACTCCAATCTATAAATTTTTCAAAAGATTTTTGAGAATTAAAATTTTGATTCTTTATTTTATATTCTTCTTTATTCTGTTTTTTATTGTACAAAGGATTTGGTTGAATTGCATAAACTGCTTTGTTCCGAGAATCAATTCTGCTTTGACCTTTTTGGGGTATCTGAATTGATTTGCCATTCGGCTCTAATTTGATTGGAGCAGTTTTTAAATTTGGAATATTTGGCGAAGCGAATGAAATTCCAAATATTGGTTCTAGGGTTCGAACTCTTCCATCGAAATGGATCTGATTGACGTATCCAAGTTTCCGAAGTTTCGAGATTATACGAGATACCGTTTCGGTAGAGACTCCCAAGATTTTTGCAAAATGGGAATTTCCAGCTTTGCATACATTGGCCTTGTGTAGGTTGTCAATTTCTGCCAAGATGATTTTGGCGGAAGAATTAATGGGCAAATTTCCGATTTCGTCGGAAATCCAAGTTCCTTTTCTCATAATTATATCCCAAAACTCTGAGGACATACCTTCGGTAAGGCTCAAGAGTGAATTTTTCAAACCGAAAAATCATAGATAACCTTTGGGGATATCCTCTGTTGCTACGAGATTGTCGAGATCCCGATCAGTATTATGTCTCGTACTGATGCTTTTGAGCATGTACAGAGTTATAGGATTTTGTCAAGGGAATTATTATGTCTCTTGGTCTTTTTTTTGAAATAAAAGATGATAGTTCGGGATTTTTCCTTGGGCTCTCGACAGCCCAAGGAGCTTTAAATCTGCAACAAAGGATCTTGGAAGATCTAGATACATAGTAGATGAGTCAGAATTCAGTACAAGTATTTTTTTGCAAAAGTAAGAAAAAAAATTGCTAGTGAAATTTGGGCAGATAGTGCGAGCGATTGCACTTGCCGAATTCCGAACAGCTTCGAAATTGGTTCCAATGCCCGGCACTATCTCCAAATATTGAAGGGCAGGTTAATTTCTTAAACCTTCTAATTCTCTTTCTAATTTTTGGATATCTTTTTCCAGCTTAATCTTATCTGCCGATAGTTTGGCAATCTTAGATTTAATATCGGAAACTCGTTGGATTTGCACCTTTGTCAAAGGTTTGGATTTGCTAGATAAATCGGAATTGCCGATTTTCTTTTCTTTGGAAAAATCTCTTAAATTTGCAACAGTCCCCTTCCCTTCTTTGACTAAATTCAATGCTTCTTTTTTAGAGTTTTTATCCAATTTTGAAATTGGCGATATGGCTTGCGTTGTTAGCTTACGAAGAGTTTTCAATTGATCGGGATTTGAATCCTCTTCGATCTCATCTAGAATCTTCGCATGGACCATCTTTTTTTTGATCCAATCTAACGACTTGTTCACTCTTTTCGCCAATTCCTCATTATTCAAATTTGTGGATTTTTTAATTGAAGAAAGAGTTTTTGCAATCTCGTAATCTGTCAAATCTTCGCGCTGAATATTTTCCAAAAGCTGTATTACTTCTAAATTCGCTGTTGAGTCTACAGTGATTGCACGAATAATTTTGATATTAGTGAACTTTGCGACAGCAAGTGCTCGTCGAAATCCATAGATCAATTTATACTTTCCATTTTTACCGATCGATGCGGAAATTCCAACCGGCTCTAATAGGCCATCTCTTTCGATTGATTGGGCTAATTCAGCAAGAGCTGCTTGATCGTAAGAATCTCGAATATTGAGTTTTGGATCCAGATCAATTCTCTCAATAGGGATTTCGAGAACTTGCTGTAGATTAGATAGGTGCGACGTCGCACTTTTCCCCAAAGATTCCGATTCAGTTTTTCCAACTTTTCGGAGGCTTCCCATTATGCGACCTCCCTAAGTTTCAGCTTAGATTCTGTGATTTCGCAGACCATGGATAGCAGAGCAGTTCGGAATTTTTCCTTGGATGCTCCCTTGCCGCTTAAGGCTTCACCTCGATCAATAATGCGCTTGACGAGAATGGATCTTGGGATTCTGGATTTTGCGAGATCGCCTCGGAATGAATCTAGAAAAGATTCCATGTAATCAGATTCATCGTTGGTGATTTTATCCGCATTTCCGACACCATTCAAAATGATGGAGATGGGCAAATTTGCACGTACCGCCCTAGCCTCTTGGATGGAAAAAGAAACTTCATCGAGATCAAAGATCGAAATCATAGATGGCATAATCAATCTATCAGACGCTTGGATTGTAGCTCGCACAATCGAATTCCAAGTTGGTTGGTTGTCGATCAAGACATAATCGAATTTTGATTTAAGGCTTTTAATCTCATCGAGAATTCTATTTTGTTCGACTGATTCCTGGATTCTCAATAGATTGAGAGAGCCTGGAGCAATCCAGAACCCTTTCGATTCAATTATGCAATCTTCCAGACTTCTAGATCGCATTAGAACATCGAATAATGTTCCTTGTTCCGGAAGGGTTTCCAGGACAGTTTTGCTTATTGATCGCTGTGGATCTGTATCCAAAAACAGAACTTTTTTGCCTGAATCTCGCAAAATTTCCCCAGTCAAATAGCAAAGTGAGGACTTCCCAACTCCACCCTTTACGTTCCAAAAATTTAAAATTTTCATTTTAACACTATCTCCTGGTTTATTTACGAAATACGTGACATAATTTGTCGAACAAAAATCTATTAGAATCCAAAAAAAGTGCGACGTCGCACTTTTGATAGGAGTTTGGAAATATTTACAAACCTTCAAAATTTGTCTAGGCAATATGGATAATACTATACGGTTGTTTACATGAAAAAAGATGTATTGAAGCGAGTGTTAGAGCAGATGGTGAATGATCTGCTTGTTGGAATGGATTCTTACGATATAACGATTGAGAAATTCGCTGAATGTATAGATTCGGCTTACAGGAATCAGTCAATTTATTATCAAGATTTAGGTGAAAAAGTTCTTGAAGAAGATTCCTAAACTCCAATTAAATGTAAGACGAGTCAAAGTTCGACGTCGAAATTTGAAAATTGGAGGATTCGTTATGAGGAAATGGATATTACTTTTAGGATTGATACTGATCGGAATGGGATGTACTTCACCGCAGATTTTGGAGCCTACAGATTTAGATTTTTTTAAAGTTTTGGAAACAAAAGGAAAAGCATTTGAAATCTATTCAAAGACTAATCAATATTTTGCTGAAAAACATTTGTTTGCAAACCACGAGATAACACTTAAAGATGATAAGAATCTTATTGTAGTGGCTCGTTCCGTTGCTACGTTTCCTAATAAAGATGTATTGCGATTTTCCTATACGATTTATTCTAAGGACGATAAAGTAAAAGCAGATTTCAAGGTACAAGATGTGTATTCTATGAACCCTTATTTTATGGGTCCAAGAAAACCATACAAGTCCGAATCAAATGATGTAAAAATGATTTTTGAATCTCTTGTCTTGGATCTTGATAAATATCTGAATAAGACAAATAGCAATAATTGGTAAAAGTGCGACGTCGCACTTTTCGTTTATCATTTGTTTTTGGCTAAGATTTACTCTTAGCCATTTTTTTAAGTCGGTTTAGAAATTCTTTGATGAATTTATTATCTTCCGTAGGAATATCTAGAATGATATGAATCAACTCTTCGGTTCCTTCTCGCTTTCGAATCAATCTAAGTAATTCAATAGATTTTTTATTGAGTTCTCGAACTCCAATCTGTTGAGAATCAACTTCTTCTTTGGATAGGAAGGGATCTCCCTTATCATCCAAGTTTTCGATCCATTCTTTACGCAAATTAAAGACTAAGCAAGCAATCATTATAGTTTGGTTTGAAATTTTCCCTGCTTTGCGCTGCATATCGTTGTAGTGATTGTAATTTAATCCAATTTTTTCTGCAATTTCCTTCTGTTTTAAGTTCAATTTCTCACGAATTACCTCTATTTTATTGTAAAAATCGCTTTTTTCCATAAAAAAATACTCCAAAGCTCATTATTTTCCTTGACGTTGTATAAGCTATTGCTCATAGTCGTATTCAGGTTCGACACCAATGAATAAGTTATTAAGCATTTTTCGCAAAAAGCAACCAAGAAATTCATCTTTGAGTAATTTGGAAATAAATTATTTGAAAGAAAAATGTATTCCTAAAGCACGAACATTAGAGTTTCAATCAACAACTAACTTGCAAAAGGAATTAGAAATCCGCTCACAATTAGTTTTGAGAGGTTTTAAAACTCCGAATGAATTTTTCAAATCAAGAAAACATTCAAACGATTTAAACAAAGGATCTTTCTCGCTTACGATTCGAAGGATTGCTAATCACAAGCAGACAATTATAGCTCTCTATGAAGTTGGCATCAACATTCTAGACGATGTTCCAGACAAAATCCGCACTAAAATTGTAACTCAATTACAAGAGCGAGGATCGCTATGATTGAGATATATCAGATTTATTTTTATGACAAGGGGATGGTTAATGCGGATCTGATAATTCAAGTCAACCAAAAACTTTATATTAAAAAAGCAGAGTTGGAACAAAGAATTCCATCGGAAAATTTGCTCTTGATTCCTAAAACTTCACAGATTGATTTTACGAAAGTTGCAGGGAAGAATATATACAGAGAGAGATTGATTGAGTTAGATGCAATCTGCGATTTAGTCAATTCTGGCAAATCGAACCATTATCTTTTGATACAATTTGTACAAAAGATTGAAAAACAAATAATTCCTTATTTTGCAAAAAATCCACGGAAAGTTGGTCCATTCGAGACTGTAGAATTGGAGCCGTTGTCATGAACGAATTGCAGTTGTTTCAATTTCAATCCGAGCCTTTGCGAATTCACGATAGGGAAGGTAATCCTTGGTTTGTCGCAAAAGATCTATGTCATATTCTTGAATACAAAAATGTCTCTCGCGATGTAACAAGACATACTGATCCCGAAGATCGCTCTACGATTAAAACGGAACGCGGTGGATCTCTTGTTATAATCTCCGAGCCTGGAGTGTACTCTCTCGCTTTCAAATGCCGAAAAGAAATTGGAAAAAAATTTCGTTCCTGGATAAAATCTGAACTTCTTCCGAACCTACGCAAATCAAAAGAAGATCAGAATCGTATTTTAATTGAACAAAGATTTGTGAAGCTCGAAAAGCAGGTGATGGCAATATCTGATTCCTTTGCACGATTGAACTCTGAGATTCAAAGTGCGAGATTTGGAATTGAATCGTCGAATTCAAATCATACATTAACCGATGTTTCCTGTGAATCGGGTAACGATACAAATTCTAAATACAAATCCGCCCCAAAAATGACTGTAAGAAACGAAATTCGCAAGATTATAAATAATTATGCGAATCGCAGAAATTATTTCCATGCATATGTTTACTCCGAGTTCTATAATCGAATCTACTATCGACTAAATTTCAACGCTGCTTATAGAGCAGAATTAGATGGGAACACTGGTTTGGATCAGCTAGAGAAAGCTGGATTAATAGACAAAGCATTGATGATTGCGAGGGAAATGTATGTATAGCTTAGAGCGATTAGTCAATGGAGTTTGGCTCGGGACTTGCATAAAATCCTCGCACTGGAAAGACCTAGTCTCAAGAGCCAATCTCGAAAAAAAACATTTCCCAGTTAACGACTATTGCATTCGCAAGGTATCAACCGAAAGAGGCAAGGGCAAGATCGTTTATCAAACCAATATACCTAAGCTAAAAACGGCAGAGCCTTTGCTCTTTAATTATACGCCGTACGTAGATTATGTGCACGAAAGCTTAGCTTTCAGCACTTCTTTAAAAATTTCTGATTTAGCTCAAAAATTCAAGATTAAATATTCCGAAGCCAGATATTTAGCCTATCAGTTAGTTGATCTCGGAATTTGTGAAAAACGAATCAAAATAGGTCGTGAATGGCTATTAACGCCTATTTTGGAATAAAGCATTATTTTAAAAAATAATAAGGAAAAATAAAAAAAATGGAAGAGAATTACGAAGAAGTAACTTTATCGAACATTCTGAACGGAGCTTTAGAAGAAAAATTCAAGATCGAAGTACAGAAAGTCATGGAGAATATTACAGATCCGAATGTAAAGAAAGGAGCAGTTCGAACTATAGATATCAAACTGCAAATCAAACCCGAATACGACTCAAATGGAAAGTTGCTTTATCACAGAACAGTTGGTAACGTGACTTCAAATGTGCCTGGATATCAGTCAATCGAAGGCGCACTCCATAGCTACAAACAAAAAGGCGAGCATAAGCTAGTTCAGCAGAAAGCAACTCCAGGTGAGTTATTCCAAGAATCGGTGGATAACACCACCGTTAAAACAATTAGAGAGGTAAACAGCTAATGGATATTACATCCCAAACAATCGACAAAATTTTAAGCTTAAAGCAAGAACCAACGTTCAAAGTTAAAGGCGTTCCCGAACTTGAAGGATATGAATTTCTCCCAAGTGGAGAAATCCTAACTCCACCAACTATTGCTGGAAACGATGATAGAACAATTAAGTTGAATTCTCTCACTGGGTTAGTGGATTTTGTCAAAAGTGAGAAAAATCCAAATCTTTATCTTTTGGTGCATATTGAATCTCCTACTGTTGTGAAGTGCTTAGGTCAATTGGATCAAAAATACAAAACAAGAGAAGTTCCATGCATCGCAGAATTCGAGAATGAAAATTTTGAATTTCCGTTTGGATCGGGAATTGATCAAGAAACTTTCATTTTGAATCTTCTGGCAAATTTTGAAGATAACAGTCATTTGCAGAGCATCCTTGGGATAGTCTCCAATGTAGAAGATGTAAATGGATCAGAACTGAGTGACGATGGCTTCAAACAAAATATCACTGTTAAGTCTGGAATCACTTACAAAAAAGTAGAAGGAATTAAAAATCCGATCACACTCACACCGAAAAAAACCTTCCGAGAAATTGAACAAGTGGACGAAATCTATATCTTGCGAGTTCAGAAAACTAGCAGCGGACTTACTTTCAAGTTAATTGCAGCAGATGGTGGAGATTATTCCGTTACTGCTCAATCTAGAATTAAGCAATATCTTTCGGAAGCTCTTAAAGATTTAAAAGAAGTAACTATTGTAGGTTAGAGCATGAAATTGCAAGATAAGTTTCCAACCTGTACCAGATGCAACCAAAAATCCCATAGAGTGTACCAGTCAGGCAAGTGTTATACTTGCTTGACTCAAGAGTTTAGATCAATCCAAAAGAGATTAGATAACTCTAAAATCTTGGGATATTTCGCCTCTGCAAAAGATAGAATCGCTGTGACTCCTGCAAATTTAGATAAGGTTTATGCACTCTTATCAAGTTAGGGTTTATATCGCAACTTGGAACGCTCTTCCAAATTGGTATAGTGATTTTCCTAGTTCTTTAACTAAAGCAAAAGAACAGCTTGGAAAATTTAACAATGTCTCAATTTGGGAGAGAGAAGGTGATTCGAATAATCCAAGGATTGTTTGGTCGTCTGACTTCGGAGGGATCAACGAATTTAAGAAGTTCGGTGGATTGTCGGATACCTGCCAAAAAGTTTTCGATTTTTACAAAAGTCAAAAACAATTAGGTCGAGTTCCAGACCATCAAGAAATCGCAGAATATGCTAAAGTTGAAAGATACAAAATTTCTAGGATACTAGGAAAATTATGTTGGGCAGGTTATTTGACCAAAAATCCAGAATTTCCGCAAAAGGGGAAATATGAAATTGCCTAAAAAGAAAAAAGCAATCGATTTTGAATCAGTTTTTTTGAAATTAAAGAAAGATCGACTAACTAATTCAGGATCAATTGAGTCCATCCAGCAATTCTTTTTCGAGTTACCTGAATACAGAAAAAAGATAATGAATGATGAATATTTTTACAAGCATTGCAAATTTAGAATTTGCCTTGCGGGAACCTCCATTAAACACAAATGGGAAAAAAATATTACAAACAGCAGTATGATTGGAACTGCTTAAGGAATTTAGATGAAGAGCAAAAAGAATAAATCTTTACAACGTCGCAAAAAAGATATAGTTCACGGTAAATTGTTAGAATTGATCCGTATATCCAACCAAACAGCACCTTTTGATTTTAATCAATTGTATTCAAAAATAGCTCCTGGTTTGCTTAAAAAACTTAATTCTCAAGAGTTAGCGGAATATATCTTCAATCATTTATACAAACAAAACAAACCTTTAATTCTGAATAAATCTAATTATTCAGAGACTTTACGACATGGCTCTGTACTAAGCATTTTGGTATAACCTATGACAAAACAAAAACGCATTGAACAAGATAAACAAACCGCTAAAAAAATATTTGGCGATTTGGTTGAAGATGTGATCTCTAAAAAAGATCCATACCAAAAATTTGACAGAGGCATGTTAGCCGAATATAGAGATTCATTGATGAGTCTCTATCCGTATCGCAAAGAAATTGTAGAGCATAGCCTAAGGTGCGAAGAGCAGGCAATTTTGAAAGTTGGTTCAAAATTAGGCGAAGACATTATTGTCGAATTTGGATATTTGTTCTTTGCAACTCAAAGAGACAAGATATTATTCAAATGCTCACCAGATTATAGAATTATACATATAAAAACAGCAAAAGATTGGTTAGACTTCAAAAATAAAAAGGAAGATAAAGAAGATGAAGCGGATATTTAGAGTAGTTAAAGATAAAAATTATAGTACAATTCACAATGGATTTCTTAATTGCAAATCTCTTTCTTGGGGTGCAAAAGGTCTGTTCACTTATATCTTATCTAAGCCTGATCATTGGAATATCAATCTAAATGAACTCTGCACTCATTCAACCAATGGGATCTCATCTACGAGAGGATTCTATAAAGAATTGTTAGATGCAGGATATATTCTCAAGATAACGACGAGAGAGTCTGGAAAATTTGTAACTCAGTATCAGATCTTCGAGAAGCCAGAATTGAATCCGAATTTTGCTATTGTAGAAGAAAATCTTTTTTCGGAAACCAACAACGAAAAACCAACAACCAAAAACCGTGAATCAAAAACCGCACACGGTGAACCGCAATCGGTGGATCGCACTCTAGTAATTACTGAATTAGAAAGTACTAAGAAAGAAAAAACTGAAAGAGTAAATACTCAAAATCTAAAAATTAAAGATCAAGAAAAATTGATAGATAGAGTTTTAGATTTACCTGAGTTCATTGACGAAGTAGGGAAAATATTCCAACGCTACTACGATCTACACTTAGGAGGACAAAAGTTTTACAATAATGACATTTGGATATTACACTCTCTTCACTCGTTAACTGGAGGAGACGTTGAGGTCATCCAGGATAAAATTTTGGATGGTTGGAAAAATGATAAATATTTCGGAGTTGAGGCAAACAATGTTCCACCCAATCCAAAATTGCTTGAGAAGCATTTCAACAGATTTGTGAAAAAGACAAGTTCGAAAACAAAATCTTTTGATGTTATTTCTCAAAATTTAAGAAAATTTCAAAATCCCACTAGGATGACTGCTTATGATCCAAGAGCCGCCGATTCAAAAGATCTTAAATTCGCAGGAACATGTTTTGGAATCTATTCAAGAGAAACAGACTTAATACAAGGGTATTATCCAGTTAGGTGGCTCAAAGAGGTTTGGGGATTAAGCGAATCTTTTATCCGGAATGAATCTATTATGAAAGATTGGATCCAAGAATTTAAAGAGGCTCAAACTCGAGCACATGAATTTAACAATAATATAACAGAGGCAACTGCGTGATTATGAATCAAAAATTCCCCCAAAAAATAGATACTTCTATCATCTTACACTTCGGAAGATATGGGTATTCTGGAATTCGAAGGAAGACTCCTAGGAATTTTGATCGAATAACTTATTCACTTTCCGTTTTTGAAGTGATGAAAGGACAATTGAAGCCAAAACGGAAATCTCCTATTCCATCACAGCAATTTAGCTATACTCAATTGGTAGAGCCGATTTCTGCAATGACTGTGACTATTTTCAGAAATGGAAGAAATTACGTACGTGCAAATCCGTATGTAGTAACTCAACACGATCTGCAATTTATATTCAAGATGCTTTGGCAAGATGCTGAAAAACATATGGAGATGATTTAATGGCTGTTCGTCCAATTACAGATTATTGGATACTTGCCCGGTGCAAGCATGGATATTTTGGCGGCTATCCTGCTGGATTCTTAGAGCGAGCAAGATTTCTGCTTGGCTGTGGCCTCGAAGATGTTGTCGCACACATCCCTGGAGGTATGGCGCACAAATACAACGGTGCAGGAGGGATGCCTCTATCTGGATATGGGAAAAAAGATTATCGAATCGATATCAACCCAGACTGCGAGCCAGAAGTATTAATGGACGTTAGGAAATTAAAAGATTGCTTCTTCAATGGCTATACAATTGATTTCACCAGAGCAACAAATCAGAGCATTTATAAAGATCAACCTGATGGAATTCTTATCGATAGACCATACACAGAAGAATATGCGAACAAGTATAACAAAGACGGAGATAAATTATTTCCGAATCTCAATGAATTAGTTCGAGAGTGCTTGCGACTCGTGAAACCAGGCGGGAAGGTTGGGGTGCTTGATTACCAAACTCCAATTAGTCGCCACGTTGGAGGGAAGAATCTTGCAAGAGTTGCTGTTGATTGTGGAGATGGATTGAATATTAGGATTTTTTCGGTATGGAAAAAACTTGAAGAATCGAAGAAAAAAATTCGTAAAAATGACAATGAGGATGCCGCATGATTCTAGGATTTAAAACAATTTTTCCTTGGGGCAAGCCCACTAACTTTCCAGAGAAGATAAAAGCAAAAATTAAAAAAACTACAATTCGAAAAGGCAAGCGATGGAAGCCTGGCACGAAGATCCATTTTGCAACATGTGTCAGAACCAAGAATTACAATCAATTTGCCAGCGGGATTTGCAAAGAAGCTTTTTGGGTTTTAATTGAACCAGTCAATAAAGTTGTGCTTATTAGTGCATTAAGAACAGAAGGCATTGTAGCAAAATCTTTATCTAAAGAAGAAATAGTATCAATAGCGGTAGATGATGGCTTCGATTCAGTTGAAGATTTTTGGAAATATTTTAACCATCCATTTGAAGGGCAAATTATTTTTTGGGAATTGTATGAGTAAGAAACCCATCATTGGAATTTGTATAAATTGTGGTTGTCTTCTAGCACCATTCGAAATGGAGAATGGACACAATGAATGTTTAAGTTGTAGAGATCCAAGAGAAGAAGATGAAGAAGATTGGGAAATTGATCCTGACATGGGGTGTTATTAAAATGAATCAAATCGATTTAAGTGAGAAATTTAAAGATATTGAATACTCCAAGAAAACATTATCTCTAGGAAAGAATTCCAAGAACTCTTTGATCCGCAAGTTAATAAAAAAGATTCGCTTCATGAAAGGTGAATATTACAAAATTGCAAAAAAATATGATCGTGATTCCGAAGCTTTGCAAAATGCAAGTCTAGAATACCAAGATAAAATAGCAGATTTAGCAAAGAATCTAAAAGAAATTTCCACATTAGAACATTCCAATGGAATGGCTCTCGGTACTGATAACGTTAAACTTATTATAAAGCTTGATCTATACAAAATAAAAGACTTAAAAAGTTTTCAGCATGATTTAATGCATGCAATCGATTACAAGCAATTCGTGGAAATTATAAGGAAGAGTGTTAAATTATGAAACCAGGTCAAAATAGTGAAATAACACATGAAGATCTTTTAACTAATGGATGGGAAAAAACAGATAACCCACTATATCCATTTACTAAAAATATATTAGATAACGAATTGACTATGGTTGTTACACGTCAATGGAATTATAATCAATTTGGACTTCTTCACGAACCATCTCAAGTTCTTATAATTATAAGAAATCCAAGAACATATTCCGAATTGCAACAATTCGAATCGATGATTTTGGGAGTAGAGGAACAAAATTTTTAATGAAGCATTATACAATAATTAATTTCATAACAACAATTAGAGAATCTAGTCCCATCAACAATATAATGTACAGGCAAGGCGATTGTTATAAGTTTCATTTAATACTTAAATCATTTTTAGGGAATGAATGTATTCCAAAAATATTAACTTCAATGCATCATGTAATTTCACTTTATCAAGGAAGACTTTATGACATAACTGGAGAGTGCGATTACTTACCAAGTATTTATAGAGATTTGACTGACGAAGATATGGAATTCGTTCAACATTGGGATTTTGCAAAATTGTTTACACTTAATGAACATTGTATTTATTGCGGAGAAAAATATGAAGAATTTTAATTATGCAATTAAATTTAGATCAGAGGCAATATCATGAATAAATCTTCAATAGAATGGACAGAAGTCACTTGGAATCCTGTTACTGGATGCACAAAGGTTTCCGCAGGTTGCAAAAACTGTTATGCTGAGTCAATCTTTAAACGATTTGAAAAGAAGTGGCATAAATTCGGCGATGTGACTTGTCATGAAGACAGATTGCAGCAACCAAGTAAAATTAAAAAGCCAAGTAAGATATTCGTAAATTCTATGAGCGATCTTTTCCATAAAGATGTTCCTTTTGCTTTCATTGATAAGGTAATGAAAGTAATTGAAGATAACCCACAACATACTTTCCAGATTTTAACAAAACGACCTGAGATTGCATTAGAGTATTTTCGCAGTTGGACGATCCACTTCGGGTTTCCAGAAAATATCTGGTTAGGTGTATCCGTCGAAAATCAGAAGTCTGCAAATCGGAGAATACCTATTTTGTTGGATATTCCTGCAAAAGTAAGATTCTTAAGTTGCGAGCCCTTATTGGGCGAAATCAATCTTAATTTTATTGAGCCAAATGATGGAGCAGTCATTGATTCATTGTCTGGCGAAATAAATAATTATTATGGAGATTTTGTTGGATCTTCTTCTGCAATCGATTGGGTTATTGTCGGAGGCGAATCAGGGCAGAATGCACGTCCGATGCATCCTCATTGGGTTCGATCCATTCGAGATCAATGCCAAGAAGCAGGCGTTCCATTTTTCTTTAAACAGTGGGGAGAGTGGGCAGAAGTTCCATTTTATGATGATCGTAAAAAGTTTGAAAATTTACATCGGTTCGATGGCGCAGGTCTACCAACATTTATGGGTAAAGTCGGAAAGAAAAAAGAGGGTTCATTGTTAGATGGTAGAGAGTGGAAGGAATTTCCGGTATGATTAATTTTTCCCAAGATCCAAAATTATGCAAGTTATACAATCGAAGCTTTGAAGCAGCTGCAAAAGCAATCGGAGTTGGTACAGAAGAGAATTTTTCTGTAAATACATCAGAAGGAACTGTTGCGATGTTCGATAATATCCACCACTTTCTTTTGGTTATGTCATCGAGATTTGAGAAGTAAAGGGAAGGAAGAGAAATGGAATTTAAATTTTACGCAAAACCGAATTTTAATGTAGAAGAAAGTAATTTTCTTCATGATTCACCTAACTATAAAGATGGATTTTATTGTGGGTATTTAATTAGAGATGGCAAAAATGCTTATCTAATCAATGGAGTTACCGATTGCAATTCAGAATATATTGCAATCGAAGAATGGGTTCCGGTTGATCCAGATACAGTTTTTTTTGAAACAACAGAAAGAAATAACTCAATAAACTTAGAAAATGATTCCAAAGATTTTTTGAAAGAAGCAAAATTAAAACCGCCATTCAAATTTGATGAAATGGGAATGTGTATCTTTGATTCTAACAGCACTAAAGTTTTAGATGTCCGAGGTTGGGGGCATTTCCAGTATCTTCCAGAAGGCGAGAAGATCCAAGATCGCTTTGGACAATTTGTTGCCGATGCTTTGAATGAGAAAGCGGAGAAGAATGATAAATCCTAATCTACCATTTCCAGATTGTATCTCTGAAATTTCGGATCTAAATGAAGAACTAATCTTTTCTTTGCCCGATGGCTGGGAAGATATTCGCAATCTTCATGCTTTCAAGAATTGTGCGCAGCAGATAGGATCAGATCAACATTGGTTAAAGCATAGCAATAATGCAGAAATGGATGAAACAATTGCGGAATACTATAAGAAGATCAAGAAATTCGATTGGTATAAGCCGACTGCCGACGAAGGCGATTCCGGTCATTTTCGAGTAGGTTATTTGCAAGGCTTTGAGCGAGGCACTTATTGGATGATTGAATTCATGAAGTCGATCAATCCTAACCTGAGAGATTATATTGAAACCAAAGAAGAAAATCATGAAATTCATAATTTGAATCTTCGATTGAAACAAGCCTTGGAAGATGCGAATAAGTTGATCTTGGAAATCGACGCAATGAATCGAAACCGAGCGAAGAAGAATAAAGAACGGAAGAGAATTCCGAAATAATTAAAATAATTCTCGACAAAACAAACTAAATCTCGATTTTAGCGCATGGCAGCTATACTCAATTTACCCTTTGGAGATATCACTGAATACAAAAGAGGAGATTCATTCCCACCACTAACTTTAACGCTTACAGATGAAAATGATGCTCCTATCCCTTTAGCTGGAGCTATAGTCCGTATGGACTGGAAAGATAAAAACGGGATTATAGTCAGAAAATTTAACACAAATAATGGTACTATACTAATTTCAAATCCATCCGCAGGCGAAATCACAATTCCTCAATTTAAAAATGATACGCAACCAGGAGTCCATGATTACGATGTTCACATCGAACAAGGCGCGAATGATTTTACACCAATCGAAGGTAAGGTTACTATAAAGGACGATGTTACCAAATGAGTATTACAGTCAAGGCTGAGCAAACATACATTAATTATAAGATTAAAGCTGAGCAATCGAATCAAATTATCAATATTTTAGCATCACAAATTTCTAAACCTGTTACTGTTAAAGTTCAAACTTCTGGCTTGCAAGGCATCCAAGGAAATTCTGCGTATCAAGTCGCACTTGCCAATGGATTCGTAGGAACTGAATCTCAGTGGCTCGCGTCACTGCAAGGATCTGATGGAGATACTCCTGTAAAAGGAATAGATTATTTCGATGGCGATGATGGTAGAGAAGTTGAGATTCAAAATAATGGAACTCATATTCAATGGCGACTTGTAGGAGGTGTTAGCTGGAATAATATTGTCCCATTGATTGCATTAAAAGGAGCTGATGGAATTACTCCTATAAAAGGAATAGATTATTTCGATGGCGATGATGGTAGAGAAGTTGAGATTCAAAATAATGGAACTCATATTCAATGGCGACTTGTAGGAGATGTTAGCTGGAATAATATTGTCACATTGATTGCATTAAAAGGAGCTGATGGAATTACTCCTATAAAAGGAATAGATTATTTTGATGGCGATGATGGTAGAGAAGTTGAACTCGATAACAATGGAACTTATATTCGGTGGAGATTGGCAGGGGAAGCGATTTGGAATAATATAATTCCGCTAACTGCATTAAAGGGAGATTCAGGCGTAGTTGATTATTCAATAGCATTAATTAATGCGCTAGTTTTTGGATAAAATAAAATGAAAAGACTAATAAATACAAACTACATTTTTGATGCATCTGCGAGAACAATAGACCTATCATCAATTGAAAATTTCAGCATTAAAAAACTTTATGCAATTTTAAATATTTCAAGGAACCAAATTATCTACGCAATCGGGACAAGCATTTATGGAATTACATCAATTTCAGGTGATGTTCTAACGCTTATCTACGATACGACTACGCAGTCCGACACAGATGAACTTGGGATTATTTACGATGACCAAATATCAGAGATCCCTGCTGGTGACATAGACTCAGTTGCAACAGCAGTTAGAGCCTTGCCTCAACATGTTTCAAGAATTGGTTTTTCTAAAGCAATCTCTGGTGGAGTCGATCCTGATTATTTTGCTAATCCCGCAATCGGTTCTGGAATGACCGTAAATCAAGCAAATGGTAACCTTGTAATTACATCAGGCACAACGGCACGGAGTGAGACAATTATAAGATCGCTTGGAAGCTGGAAAGGCGGGATAAGACTTCGAGCTAGAACTACACTTTCACAAAGAATTGTGAACCAAAACTTTATCGTTGAGTTAGTCGATGTTATTGGCGATGGGCTTGCCTACGTTATCAATTCAGCAACTTCAATCACTGTAACAATACCAAATAATACGCTTACATCTCAAAATGTAGGGCAATCTATTTCAATCGGTGCTTTTTCTGGCTCGGGAACATTCTTAGCAGGGAGATATACTATTGTTTCTGTGTCAGGAGACAATGTCACTTTCACGGTTGCAGGATTTGCAGTTGGATCAGGTACCTGCTCACTTTTTGGTTTGAATTTTTATCAAATAGTCTATCAAGGGACCACTGCAACCGCGATATTATTCCAAACACAACGAAATGGTTATGCCAATCCAGCAGTCACAGCAACAACTAATTCAACCGCCGCTCCAGGGCATCTAGCAATAATTACAGGTAATGATCTCCAGGCATCCCTACACGACCAACTCACCGCATCAGGTACAGCCGTTCAAACGTCCCTCAGAGCTACGCAGGTCGAGAATGTTCCCGACGATAAAAGATTGCATTTACAAATTAGAGTTCTAAATTTAGCTACTGCTCCTGCATCTAACACGACATGGACTGTAGGGCTTGCATCGATTGGAAATTATGCGAATCAAGATGTAATTGTGCAAGAAGTTAGACCTATGTCACCCAATCCAATACCAGTTGAAGTGCTTAGATCTGTTTCAAATACAATTTCAGGTACAGTTACAACATCAGGAACAGCTAACATTGGTACAGCAGGACTTTCTATTTTTACTGATTCGTCCACGAATCTTGGAATAAGCGCAGCATTCACTGGGACTTCTCGAGATAGCGGAGCAACACCAGCTTACAATAAATTTATAGCCAATGCAACATCCGACCAAGCAGGTACAATGCGAATAGAAAAATCAACTGATAATGCTACATGGCGTCGAGCAACACCGGACATTGCTGTAGCTGCAAATATTGGAGTTGAATTGGTTTGTTTGGTTACAGCACGATACCATAGAATAGTCTACACAAATGGAGGAGTAGCACAGACTCAGTTTCTTTTGACAAGTGCTCTACAGCGAATATGATCAATGAACAATTCGCTTACATAACACACCAAAACGGAACCAAATTCCAGGTTTTAAAATTTGATGATGAAGAGAATCCAATTGATTGGGATGAAGATGCAACTAAAGAAATTTATAATAATTATATTCCAAATTAAATATTTATTTATAATTTAATTCAATGTCTGAACTTTTAACCGATCTAGATATAGACATGCTTCTTAAGGGGATTAACGATCCTCCGATTATCGTATCTAACAATACTGCAAATTTTATTTGTCCATATTGCAGAATTTCCACCAAACGAATTAGAATTTCTAACCCAGATAGGGTCAATCGGAAAGAAATATTTGACCACCAAACGAATAAAAATATTAAACCAATGCCGCTAGATTTACACTTTAGAATTATAAATGAACAGAATATAGTCACGAATCGATTTGTCTTAAAGCCAGGATTCAATTTTTGCTTCTCTTGCAAAAAATCATGGTTCCAGTGAATAATTTTAAATTTATTGGATTTCCAATTCATCATTCACCATCATCTCAGGAGTAATTTCACTTTGGTCATAATGAGCCGACGTTATATCGGGCGAAGAATGCCCAAGATAATCTGCAACAGACCGAATCGATTTCCCCGAATTAAGTAATTGATTGGCTCTGGAATGACGCAACCAATGAGTTGTAAATTTGCGATTTAATTTTTTCTTGAATGCATTCGCAATTCTTTTGCGTACAGAATCTCGATTAATTTTAGTTTTGCGGTGAAATTCGAATAGGTAGAGTTCAGATCCAAAAGCGCTTTTAATCTGATCAATTGTTTTCTTTGAACAAAAAATTCTTCGATTCTTAGAACCCTTTCCACGAATTTCTGCTTCTACAATTCCAGGCTTTCCATCACTCAAATCCAACCAACGAAGAGATAATGCTTCGGATACCCTAAGTCCATGCTGGAAGATAAATGCAATCAATAGCTTCCATTGAATTGGCTCATCTTCTATCGCGTTAAGAAGATCCTCTTTAGATGCAACTTTGTTCGACGATACTCGCTTTACAATCCGAGGCCTATCAATTTGAGAAAAGAATCTCTGCACTTTAAGTATTTGCAGATCAGTCTTGCATATCTTTATATAAGCAGCTTTAATCGAATACAGATAATTGTTCACTGTATTTGCTCGCTTGGTTTCCGATTGCAATTTAAAAAAATCTAGAACAGTTTGTTCATCAATTTCTCTCTTTCCCATTTTTTCTCTGCAGTATTCATTAAATACTTTAATTCTATCAATATACCCTTTAGGTATGCCGTCTATTGGAAGTTTATATATTTTGGGTATTTTTCCTGTTTTCTCTGCTGTATTTGCCATTACCGAATATCCCCATAGATTTAATTCAGTCAATAGAATTATACCAATTGCAGAAACTTTCGCCTATTCCGTTATTCACTGTCAGAAGGTGTCTTTTGCAGAAACAAAAACCGAATCAATTCCAAATAAATTTCCAAATTAATTTTGACAGAATAGAATGGGTGTGGATCTTTTGCTATGCCTGTCCATATCAGAACAAACAGCAGAGAGATTCATAAGCAAATGCAGGCGATCATCAAGAATCAGATCCCTTTTGCAGCAGCTAAGACAATCAATGATGTATTATACCTAGGACAGAGAGAGATAAGAGATAACCTATCGAAAGACTTTACTTTGAGAAATAAATGGACTCAATCTGGAATCCGAGTAGAGAAAGCTGACAAGAATAAGTTGTTAGGTGTAATAGGGTCTAAAGATCCCTATATGCGCAAGCACCAGGAAGGATCAACACTCACACCACCAGAAGGTAGAAATATTCCCTTTGGAATCAAGAGCGCTAAGACCGATAAGATTCCTAGAGCTTTGTTCCCATCTAAGCTTGGACTTGGGACAGATAGCCCAACCAAAATCAAGGGAAAAGAACCATTCATCATATCCCAAGGCTCGAAGAAGAGGAGATCAAGAACAGCAGGCGCTAGAAGAGACAGAAGAAGACGAGCACGCAAGAAGTATGCAGGCAAGACATTGTCTCCTGACACAGAAACAATAGTATATCTCCCTGCTAAGAATGTTCCCGAGCCAGAAAAAGCACCGATTGAAATAGAT